TATGCAGACGGAACTAAACACTCTAGAGGCAAAATTAAAGGTGCTGAAGGAGAATGGAAAGACCGCTCCCGCAAACACCGATATGTGATGGTTTTTGATAAGAACTTGGAGTTATTGTGGAGTTGATGCTCTAGTATTTTCTGTTTTAATAACTCTATTATTTACATATTGTGATGATTGATCATAGGTCATCGCTTTTCTTGTATCATTTAACACTTGTTGTAAATAAATTGGTTTTAAAACGTAAATCGTTCTTTTTTGATTATTTTTAAGAACTTCATATTCATAATTGGTAATGCTAACAACTGGATTTAATGTTGCTGTAGGATCACCTGGTTTTGGTATTGTAAAATTTGAATCGACAACTTTACCAGCAGGAAGAATTAAACGATCTTGAGAATCTCTTACTTCTGTGGTTTCATAATGATTGATTGCATTTAAATCGCTACCATAAATTGATTCTGCATAACTATACACTTCTTGATCAGAAAGAGGCCACTGATCTCTTACTCTTGTAATTCCAGCAGATATTAAAACTACCCAATCATATTGGGCACTACCATATAATTCTTCAGCAACTGTATCGGGGCGAGCACCATCTACAATTTGATATTTGTCAAAAATAGTAAAAATATTTTGCAGATCATCACGAAGTTTAACTCTACGAAAAAGATTTTTAACCAATACATATTCATCAGACTCTTTTCTATCTGATAAAAATGATTGATATTCTAAATTGGGTAATTCTCTAAAGTATGACATTAGAATCCTGTTCCTGGAAGTTTAAAGTTTCCTGCATCATCAACATAATCTTCTCTGTAAATTGGTGACAATTCTTGGAATTGTAATGATAAATTCATATGAACTGGTGTTGCATCAGGATAAGTTGCATATTGACTTGATCCATTGTAATTGACACTCATTTGCGTTAAAGCACAAGGTTTGAATCTATGTAAAAATGGATGCTGTTTTCCACCACTCATGTATTCTAATCTAAAAACATTTGGTGCTTTGATAAAAAGACCCCCTCCAGTAACGTTTGGTTTTCCTTTTTGGGGAGTCATGTTAATTTTAAAGGTTCGGATAATTCTTTTGATCATCAATGATTCCTCTTCTGATCTGGGAACTAAATCAAAAGAAAATTGAAATGCTGGACGCATTGTGACTCCATTGAAAAGAAGTTCAACATTTTGATTGAATACTTGTCCAGTCGCTCTTGATAAAATTGAATTTATATCTCCCTGTCCTATTGCTGATTGTATTGCTGCTACAGCAGCACCCGCAGCAAGTGCTTGTTGCCCTTCACCACTACCAACAGCATCTCCAATATTTGCGCCGGCGTTTTTAAGAGACTGCATAAGAGAAGCAATCGGATTTCCAGATAAAACAGCACTATTGGCAGCATTTGCCAAATCTGCTGTAATTGGATTCATTGTTCCAGTAGTCCAATCAGCAGCACTATTATCTTGAATATTTGCTGGCATTGGAAGTATAATGGTTGCTAAAGAATTTTTAACACTTCCAGATTGTTGTAATGCTTCTTCTGTAGTTCTTAATGCAAAACCTCCCGTTAAATCGAGACCAGGCGCTTCGTACTTAACGACTTGAATCTTAAAATAATCGTCTTGAGGACCAATATTTTTAATCGGATATCGGAGTTGTTCCGCCATTTATTTTTTTAATTATTTATTGTTAATTTTGAATTAATTTGCCATAAGGAACTGATCTTAAAGTTTCAAATTCTTTTTGACTTAATTCATATAAACCACTCAAAAGTCTATCACCATCTTCAGTATTATATTGTCTAATTTTCCCAAGATGATAATTAAATCCACGAAATCCTCTTGGTAAAAGATCTCCTGCCAAAATTAATGGATGTCTATCGTAAACAATTCCTGGTGTTTTTGCATAATAAATGTATGTATAGTATCTTCCTGGCGCAGGATATGCTCTTTCTGATCCACTTAATCTTGTTAAAATTTCATCCATCAATTTTTCTGGTTTTTCACCACCTATAAGAGACTCTTTAAAATCTTTGAGTCGATTGGTAAATTTTCTATCACCTATTCTTCTTGGTGCTTTTGGATTTGCATCAATATAGTCACTATCATTTTTGATGATACTAATAAGTTGATCTTTATTTAATCTTTTATATCCACCAAGTTTTCCTATACCACTTGCAGTTGTATAATAAATGCTATATGATTCTGCAATTTCAACCAACTGTTCTTTTGTGTAATCCTTAAGTGGTTTTTCGTATCCTGTAAGTGCCATTACTTGATGCCAAGTTCGTTTTCTGTTATGATCTTAAATTCATACCCACGATCTGCACACCATTCTCTTGCTGCTTCCCATTTTGCTTGATTTTTAGCATACTCATAAACCTCACTAATATATCTCTTAGTTTGTCTCTGAGGTTTTTGCGGAGGAACAGTTTGTTTTGATGGTTTAATTTCAATCATATACTTTTTGATTGAACCATTAGATTCTTTGATTTTTATAAGAAAATCGGGAAAGTATCTTCTTACTTTTTTAGAAATAGGATCGTAATATCTAACGATTTTCTCTTCTGATGACCATTCCAAGACATTATCATTTGTATCACAGTAAACCATAAATTTTCTTTCCCATAGAGACCTATAAATTATTGAGGTGATATCTCCACGATACTTATCTGGAAAGGATGGTTTATATTTTCCTTTGTATGCTGCCATTATTTTTACTTCTCCGCTTTCTATCATTAATGACCGAGTGTTAGACATTTTTTCTTTTGTTTCTTCACTATGTTTTTTACCTTTCCAACTTGGAGGTCTCCTAGATAAAACTTCTGGGGTTTTTGGATAAGGATTTTTATTTTTGGTTCCTTTTGGTCTCCCATTAATATTCTGATATTGTTTAAAATTTTCTCTATGTTGATTTTTTCTTTTTATAACATTTTCAGTTTCAGAATCCCAATATTCTTTTACAATTGTATTAGCGGAGCATTTTGAAGAGCAAAATTGTTGGTATCCTTTTGTATAATCAACATACTTTGTTTCTTTATTACAGTGGCGACAAAATCCTTCATTTTCTTTCTTTTTAAATTCATCATATAATTTTTTAGAGTCATATCCGTGACATTTAATATGAGGCATTAATCCTCTTATTGTTTTAAATGACTTACTGCAAATGGGGCAATTCATATTTGATGGAATATTTCATAGATATTTATAATGTGAATGATGAAATTTTCCCTTATATGACATCTAAATACTTACAACAAGAAACTCATAATAGGTATTTAGAGAGTGGCAATACCACGCAGAATATCCGATATTAAACCATTAGTTACTAATCTTGCACAAACTTCTCATTATGAAGTTAAGTTCGGAGGACTACCTCCAGAATTAAGATCTTACTTATTAGGTCGTGGTATTAGTTCACGATTTATTGCAGAAGATGCTGGTCTTTTGTGTAATAGTGCATCTCTTCCAACAACACAACTTGCAACTGTTGATATTGCTGGAAATTACATGGGAATCACTGAAACTTTTGCACATCGCAGACAATATCAAGATATTACTCTTGAATTTTATGTTGATAAAAATTATAGAACTTTGAAATTTTTAGAACATTGGATGGAATTTGTTGCAAGTGGATCAACAAATCCAATTAACGGCAATAACTTACCAATTAATCGTAATGTTGATGAAGGATATTTTATCAGAATGCAATATCCAAAATATTATAAGTCAAATCGTACAAGAATCATTAAATTTGATCGTGATTATCAAAGAGAGATTGAATATACTTTTATAGGATTATATCCATATAGCATCTCTTCAATTCCTGTTGCTTATGCAAGTTCGGACATTATGAAAATGTCGGCAACGTTTAAGATGGATCGTTATGTAATTGGAAAATCATACAGTTTAGATGTATTTGAACAAAGAGATAATGAAAGAGATTCATCTCAACCAGTGCCACAACCACCATCTGAACCAAAACCATTATTGGTTCCAAGATCTGCAGGTTCGTTACCTTCAAATGGTGTAGAATTAAAACCAGCAGGTCAAACATTATACGAGTCTCTTTATGGAACTCGTTTAAGAGAAATTAGGGAGCGTAGAAGCATCTAAATAAAATAACTGAACTTTATAGCATTTATGCCATTACCAAAAATTGCGACTCCTTCGTATACTTTAGAAGTTCCATCTCTTAAGAAAGAAATCAAATATCGTCCTTTTCTTGTGAAAGAAGAAAAGATTTTGATCATTGCAATGGAAAGTGAAGATTCTAAGCAAATTGCAGAAGCAGTTAAAACTGTAATTGGAAACTGTATTTTAACTAAAGGAATTAAAGTTGATCAACTTGCAACATTTGATATCGAATATTTGTTCTTAAATATTCGTGGCAAATCCGTTGGAGAAACTGTTGATATTTTAATTACTTGTCCTGATGATGGACAAACTCAAGTTCCAGTTAGTGTTAATCTTGATGATATTAAAATTAATATCAGCGATGAACATTCAAGAGATATTAAATTGGATGATAATTTAACTCTTAGGATGAAATATCCTTCAATGAAAGAGTTTATCAAAACTAATTTTGGAAATGATTTTAGTATGAGTGTTGACGATACTTTTGATCTTATTTTATCTTGCATTGAACAAGTTTATAGTGAAGAAGAGTCGTGGTCATCATCAGATTGTACTCAAAAAGAACTTTCTGAATTTATTGAGCAACTCACATCTAGTCAATTTAAAGAGGTTGAAAAGTTTTTTGCAACAATGCCAAAACTTTCTCATACTCTAAAAATTAAAAATCCAAATACTGGTGTTGAAAGCGAAGTGTTGTTGGAGGGATTATCAAGTTTTTTCGCTTAGGAATGGCTCATGAAAGTCTTGAGTCATACTATAAGACAAACTTTTCTCTTGTTCAGCACCATAAATACTCATTGACAGAGATTGAAAATATGATTCCTTGGGAAAGGGAAGTATATATTGCTCTTCTTAAACAGTATATTGAAGAAGAAAATCTAAAGAACAGTACGAATGGCTGAACTAGATCCCGAAAAACTAGGAAGAGTGGGGATTGACCCAACAACGGGATCTCCTTTGTCTCAAGAAGTTAGAAATGCGCTTTTAAGAAAGTCTACAATTGATGCAGCAACTTTTAGAAATGAAATGTCTGCATCAGAAAATAGAAGAAAAGAAGTTGATATACAAAA